GTTCAGCAAGCGGGGCGGCGGGCGCAGCCGGGGCGGCTGGTGCTGCGGGTTCACCTGCCGGTGCAGCGGGTGCTGCTGGCGCTGCGGGTGCGGCAGGAGCCGCTGGTACCGCTGCTACCGGGTCTGTGATAAGGTCGGGCATTTGTTACTCCTGTTAGGACGTTCGTTGTGATCGGGCATTGATCGCGGTCTTGGCGGCTTCACCAGCAACGAGTGCTTGTGATGCGTCCACACCTTCCGGGCTAGCAATCGGCATACGATTCGCCAACTCCATCGCCATCTGCTCTTTCATCTGCAACGCCTGTTGCTGTTGGAATTCAGCTTCGGTTAGTAGATACGTGCTAGTTGCAAGACCACGAGCCGACGCCAGTGAGGCGTAGATCGGAGTCATCTTCATGCGTGCACGAGTTTCAGGTGATAGATTGTCGAACATGGCAACGTCCTGAAAGAACAATACCAAGTTGTCACGATCACCTGAACGCGACAAGGCCGCAAGGCCAGTCACGATTGTTGGTTCGATATCCGTACCAGCGATCTTTCGACCACTCATCTCCATCAGCCAGTAGGCCATTGGGATTTGGATATCCACGGCGATGCGGGAGTAGGCACCACCAAGAGAGCTTTCAAGCTCCTCCGCAGTTCTGCGGATTTCTTCTGCTGTTACACGCTCTGCCTGTCGGGTCACTGCTGATTGCAGAAGGAAGCCCGCACCAATACGTGTAATGTACATCTGTGCGATTTGCAAGTTGACTTGCAGGTTGTTAGCTACACCACTCTGGATGAGTTCGATATCACCCTTGACACCGGCAAGTGCAGCACCGTTCTCCGATTTCTCAAAGTCTTCCGGCGAAGTCATGCCAGCAGGGTTGACCAACCAGCGGAACTCACTCGCCAACAACGCAGCCTGCACAGTTGCCTGTGACATGACCGACAGTGCAGCAAAGTCGCCCGCGTAATCTTCAACCAGACCTGAGCCGTAGTCGTCACCGCTTGCCAAGTCCCAAGTGATCGCACGGTATGGGCACTTGTGTTCGGGCCACTTACCTTCGTACTTAGAACTGAGCTTGTGATCGCCCACGTAAGTGCAGAGAGTGTAGTCCCCGCCCTCAGTCTTCTTGATCCACTTGTATAGGTCAACCGTGTCATCGACGCAGGTGAGCCTATCGCTCAACTCCTCAACGATTCCTTTCTCAAGGCTCAGACGATGTACCTTTTCTTTCGTTACAATCTCAAGCACCCTGCCTTCAACGTCACGCTTGACTACGTAATTCTTCAAGCCAAGCACGCGCATGGCGTCCTTGTTGAGAATCAGCAGGGCGTTGCCCGTGATGATAATATGCTTCATGCTATCGTACATCTTAGGACGGATAGCCCTACGGTCTAGTTCACCGATAGCTTTGTGTTCTGCTTGCGACAACTGATTCGACAAGTCCTCTGCCGTCATGTCCGTCTGCTGAATCTGTGCCAACAGTTTGTCGGTGGCATCCAATCGGAAGAACGGACGAGACGGTGCGAACAGCGCAAGCATCAGCTTATTCGCTAGATGATTGACAGCCTGTGCTCCGAGGGATTGGTAATCGTGTTGTAGCTCAATGGACTCTTGCGAGTATCCATTGGGCAAACAAATTTTTGGAATGGTAAATGCCGCGTACTTCTCGCAACGCTGGATGAATGATTGGCGATCACCGTCGAGCTTGCTCCATCTGCTTGCGGCAGTGTCGTTCATGTTATCCATGCGCTACCTCCTTAGATGGATAGGCCAGAGGTTCGTTCCCGCTGGTAAGTTTGTCGCGTGGTCTTCTTGCGTTTCAGCAAGTCCGCGTTATCGTCGCCCTCATCAGCGGCGAGATCAACCGTCGCGGACTCCATCGGAGTGGACAGCAAATCGTTGGCCTTCTGTTGGGCAGCGCGTTGTTCGGTAGCGAGACTCTGCTGCTGGGCCGAAGCCATAGCGGCGTAGTTTGCCTGTTCTGCTTGTGCCTTAGCGGCAGCGGTGGTGGCATCGGCCTGAATCTTTGCAGCCTTCTTGGCGTCACCTCCGCCAAATAGTGATCCCATAGTTATCTCCGTTTAATCAATGATGGGTACCGTAGTTTACTGTACCCGTTCTCCTCGTACTTAGCTGCAAGCAGATCGGGCCGAGAGGACAGACCGCCACCTACCACAATTTCATCAGTACCGAAGAACTCTTGCATATCGTCCAGTAAATCGCAGACAGAGCTAAAGTTACTACCAGTACCAATCTTCAATACTAGCTGCTCTGTAAGGAATACCTTAGTGGAGTACCACGGGCTTCCTACTTGATAGCAGACAAGGTACGTGTCATCTAGTATTACTGCGTCCATGTTTCCAGAGACTACTTGTTCAGTCACATACTCTGCTGTACATTTCTTCTTGAGGTATGGATCGTCTATCTTGTCCATCGCCTCTTGTAGTTTGTAACAGATACGCTCCGCATCAGATGGGCTTACCTGCCGGACTCTCGATAACGAAACCTTCCTGCAATACGTTGAGGACATGGTTGATTCCTAGCATGAAACCCGCTTGGATTTCAGTTGTCTGTTGGGTAGCGAAAGCAGTGGCGTTACCACCAAGCTGCTTGCGTAGCGCAGCGTACACCTGTGGGGTGAGGCGCGTTACTTCCGTAACCTTTGGCGCTGGGTACGGTAAAGTCCGTTTACCTTTACGGTCTTGATAAAGCTGTCCCATGACTATTTCCTATTCTGGCGAGAAGCCACCTACTCGCCTGCTGCGTGGCAGCGCATGACAGTTTGCGGCTTCTCTGTGTGTAGTGTACCAAAATTCAACCTCACGAGAAAAAGTAAGGCGAATCAAGAACTTGCGTGATATCCAAAGCACCCTGCTCAGGCGGCTCGGGGAGGGTAGGGTACGCGGCCCGGAACTCTGCGAGCATGTCGTGCTCCTGATACATCGCGACGAACCGCTCGCGGATGATCTTGTACAGCGCAGGAGCGTCAGCAGCGTGCGTCCCGTAGTCATCATGGATCATGGCAAGGCTCGTGATGCCCTGCTCCGTGGCGGCGTTCACAGTGAGCGTGAGGTGAGACGCGTCGAGGGAGTGCACGAAGTTGGGTGCGATACCATTCTTGTGTCGGGACTTGTCCGGGTCACTGGCATCGCGTGTCAGCTTGAGCTTCATGCCGCCGCACAGCTTGGTGTTGATTCGGTGATCGTTCTGTTCCCAATACGTCTGAATTGCAGGGAAGCCGCTGGGTGTGAGCCACTTGATTTCCGTGTGGCCTTCCTTCAACAGTTGGCCGCTCGCCTTCTGTAGCCACTGCATCGCTTCTCGCGCCTTGACAACCACGTCACCGATTGCAGCCCACACCATGTGACTCAGATAGTTTGCTGCTCGGCTGTACTCGTCCTTCTTAAACTCTGGTACCTTACCGACACGCAGGTAATCCTGTACGATGAACTCAGCGCACGAATACCGGGTCGAGCCGTAAGGCAAAGTCATCACCGACCGCTTCACCAAGGTGCGGTTGATTCCGTGCTTCAACCAGATCGCCCGATATCCAGCTTCGTCCGGTGCTGCGTTCAACAATAACTGCAAGGTAACATCTGCGACCATCTGATAAATGTCGTTCGGCAACTCCGAAGGTATCAAGTTGGTTGCCCGACCACCCAGCTCGTCGCGAAGCATCGCTGAGAAGTTCTGTAATCCATTGCAACTCCCGTCCATCCCAACTGCCAGCCTTGACACGAACGTCGAAGGACTCTGGCACCACGCCGCGTATTCCAAGCACCACGAAAGGAATTGCAGCGGAGCGTCCGCTTCTTGCCATTGATTGTTCCCAATGGGATCGGCTGCGAACGAAAGGATTAACTCCTTGTGCTCGTCTACCCACTTCGCTCTGTCCGTCAGCGATACCTTGTCGTATCCCCAACGATTCGCTCCTGATATCTTGAACCATTGCACTGCCTCCTGTGTGAGCAAGGGCTTGCCGTTGGCAAACTCAAGGAGTGCCTTCTGCAAGTCGCTACCCTGTGGGCTGATGCCCGTTGTCTGTACGTACTTACGTCCACGGAAATCCTCAAAGTAAACGAACCACAATTTCTCGTAGTCCTCAAACTTGTTGGCGATCCGCATCGCGTTGTAGAACCTACCCCAGCGCGTACCGCGCAGCTTGCGCTCAGTATGCCAGTCTGCAACGCTGCGCTTCCAGAGGATGAACTCCTCAAGCTGCACCTCGTCCATGTCATCCTTGGTCTGGTTAACCAACCAGTCAGGGCGAGTAGGCTTAGGCACTTCTGCTTGTGACAGAATCTCGTCCATGTCGAAGTGCTTGGCGATGGTACGCACAGCTTCCAGCATGGGCTTGTTGACCCGCCACTCGACACGTTGCAACGCATTGATAGCTGCAAGCTCTTGCGACATATCCGCAGCGCGGAAATTGTCACGCTGCGTCGGGTTGCACTTCACCATCCACGGCATCATGCGACGCATTTCTTGCGTGTGGAAGCCACCATCCGTAACCGAAGTCCAGTCACGGGGCTGCTCTACGCACGGCAGGAAATACGGTGTGGACTCTACTGCAAAGTCCTTGATCTGATCGATCAACTCTAAGCACTCTTGAGTCAGCGTCACGATAACCTTGTGCCTGATATTGCGTGGGTTCTTGTGCGGGATGACAACCTGCTTGGTTTCCACCATGCCCAGTGCCGCCATGCGTTCGATCAGGTACGCACCAACCTGCTGCACGTCCGCGCTACCCCACTCCGTGAAGTGGACGCCAGCCTTTTGTGCCTGCATCTTGAACACTGTCATACGATGGCGTTCGTTGCGGGTCATGCGTCGCTCAAAGTCATTGACTAGGTGGTAGAAAAGTTCCGGCTCAATCTCTGCGAAATGCTCAAGTACATACTCGTGATATACGGATCGGCCAACGTCCGTAACCACGGAGCGCCCCGCGTTATCAGATACATCATCGCCCTTGCCAGCAAGTAGTCCAACCAAAGCTGCCCGCACTGCAATGAAAGCCGCAGCCTCAGCTTCAATGGGACGGAGGAGGACAACATGAGCTTGCTGACGCCCAACGCGCCGTACCTCAACATCCTCGCGGATGATTGTAGCCAAGGGTAGTACAAATCTGCGGAAGATTGCTTGGGCATACGGGTTGTTGTGGGCACGGCCTTTCTCCTCATTGTTCTGAATGGACTTCATCATTCGACTCTTGCCGAACTGGTACGCTTCCAACTCTAGTTCTACTTGAGTCTGCATTGTTACCTCATAGATTCTTGTACCAGTAGTTTGAGTTAGGCAAGGCCCAACGCTGACTAGGATTGTACATACGGAAGCCCTCTGCAATCAGAGAGTTCGCGGAGTGTGGGTTGTCTGCGGTGTCCGTTATCACGATGGGTGCACCACGCTTCTTGGCGTACTGCACTCGTGCACGGATCAGCTTCTTCTGTAGTCCTTGTCCTCGTGCGTTCGGCAAGACGCCAGCACGGGACAGGTAGCATGGTGATGTGTCGTCACCGGGAGGAAGAACCCGCAACGCAGCGAAGGCCACGGGGTTCCCATCTTGGTACGCAATCCACCACACGTCACCTGTCACTGCACGCGGCTCGTCGTAGGGCAACACCGTTGTCTGCATCCACAGGAGACAATGCTCGATGGATTCCTTGCTGGCGTCAACACGCTTTACGACGACCCGCCCGCTCATGCGTCAGGTTCCAGCTTGTCGTGGCGGATACCCTTGAGTCGTGGCTCGCGCAACATACCGTCAGCGGTCACGCCGAGACATTCAATCTCGACGATCTTACCAAGCCACCGATCAGCAAACTCACTTGCATCTCGCTCGGCATCTTTAAGCCCAGTACCGGCACCTTGTTCTGCTCCTCGGAAGTCAACGAGCAGCGTGCCAATCTTGCCATCATGCTTCCCTTTTCCGGGGAGCCAGCCCACAACTCGGAGGTCAAATGTTTGTTTGGCTTTGACCTTGATGATTTCTCCACCTGTTCCACTGTCGCCTGCTTCCCACTCTCCGTATGGGTCGCGGAGGATAAGTCCGTCATAGCCCCCGGCTTCGACAAGAAGATTGCAAATCTGTTGGGCTGTGGTTTGCTCGTTCCACACTTCGTGGATATGTCCGTAAGAACCTGCGAGCCAGATAGGAGCTTGTCCCTGCGGAATCTGCCCCAGTGCAGGTGCCATCCTAGCGACGCGATTGGCGTAGCCCATTTCAGATTTGCCATTGTCCCACTCCTCTAGTGTGAGGTAATCGAAGATCGCAAACTGTAGCTTGCACGTCTCCTCGGTTGTGCTACCAGTACGGAATAGGCCGCTGATTTCGGGGAACGGCGTATCAGGAATCCACGCCTCACCCAAGTACACACCCGTCACCATGTCAGGGAACGTGAGCATCGCCATTGCAACGTGGTCAACGCTCTTGATTTCCTCACCAGTGCGTGACCATGCGCCCCACGTACCGTCAGCCGATACCTTGAAGATCATGTTGCAACCATCGAACTTGGGTTGTGCGATGAAGTTCTTTTCAAGGTAGCCCGGCGCAGACAGCAGCGCCTTGCGTGCCTTCGTTACCTTGTCCAACTCTACTGCTTTGTGAATTAGATACTTGCCCATTCGCGGATCGCTCCTTCAACAATGACCAGCAGCATACGCGGGTCGGGCTTATTGCTCAGGCTTTCGTACAGCTTGGCGTAGAGGTCAGCCTGATCCAAGTGGTTCAGGTCTGCGTCATTGCGGAACGTGTACTCGATAGCGTTCTGCAACGCCTCGTCCTTTTCTTCGCCACCGAACTTCAAGCGGTCGCCATAGTCCTCAAACAAGGACACGGCACGTGCGTGTGGGTCAAACTGATTTGTGTTGAACATGCTCTTCTCCTGTGTTCCATCGTGCTTTGATGGCGTTGAACCAACGCCGAATGTAAACCTGCCGAACAAAACTCACCACGGTGAACACCGCCCCGGTAATAAAACCAGAGCGGATTACATGTTCACTATCCCAAGTCATTGGGAGGATGGTGATGTTCAGAAGGAAGTTGATGGGGAAGCCGATCAGGATATTCGTGATCGCCTCCGCCGCACTACCCTTCTTAGTTTGGCTCATCTCGCGCTCCCGGTGGGACTGGTGCACCCTCTGCCTCAAGCTGCATTTGCAGCGCAGCCAGTGCACGCCACGCTGCACCCTCAAGGTCACGTTCCATGACGTGACGCAGCAAGGCGTCGAGGTGGTCACTACTCTTACCACGCGACCAGTGCATAGCTTGGCCGGGGTTGTGCTTCTCGTTACCGTTGTAGCTATGGTGGGCTACGGCAGCGAGAGCGGCGGGGAAGTAATCGAGCAGGCCGCTGACGAGTGGATAAGTCTTACGCTCTGCGCTATCCTCTGGTAGTGGTGTGTTGATGCGGTGCATACTTCCTCCTCAGTTCATCAGAATGTGTGCACGCTCTTTACGAGATGCAATCAGGACACGACCACGTGACCAGCTTCCGCAGTCAGTGCAGTTGTACCGTGTGTAGATACCAACCTGTGTCTTGCGTGTGCCACGAGCAATGACGTTACTGCTACCACAGTTCGGGCAGTTGTGTTCGTCATCCTTGTGGTCGATGTACGGGCCAAAGTTCGGGCCACCGATATGCCAGCCGCGAGTGTTTATGTACGTCTCCTCAAGTGCGGTAACGTCCGTGATGTTGTACGCCTCGCACTCACGCCACGCTGACTTGTCGTGTGCCATGCAGCCCAGCCACAACTTCCAACCGGGGAACTTCTTGTGGTCGGACTTCGCATCCTCGGCAAACTTTGATGACACATACTGCAACTTCTGACTCGTGAACCCGAAGGCCGTACGATTCAGCAGCAGGGTGTCGATCACCTTGACAGGTGCGATAGGTGGGTAGTTGTTCAGTGCCAGTCGTGCCCTGATCTTGGGCATATCGAAGCGTGCACCGTTGTGTGCGATAACCATGTCCGTCTCGGAGAGGATACGGTACAGCGCAGCAAGCTGCACGCTGTCATCCTTCGCGTCAACGCGGTCACGGTTGTCAAGGTAGTACACCTCGGGCTGGCCCAGCCACTTGGCCGCGAAGCTCATCAGTGACCAGTCCTCTGCGATCTGCTCAAGCGAGATGTTCTGCTTGAACAAACCCCACACGTACGCCACGATGGGGAACGTTTCAATGTCCGCCACCAGCACACGCGGCCCAGTCATTCGCTGGGACACCCTGATAAATTTTTCCAGACTACGCTCTCGCTTAATCTTCATGTAGTTTCCTTCTTCTTTGCACGAGCGAGACGTGCTCTCATGTTGGTCTTGATACGCTTCTCCTCTGGTGTGAGGTGAGTCGGGTGCAGCAGACCAGTAATGTTGGTCAAGTGAGCACGCAGGTATTGAGCTACTCCGTTGGCGAACACACCAATGTCGCGGACTCCGTAACGTGCTGCATTATTTTCCAGCTTGCCCAGCAGTGAGTTACAACCGCGATGCAGAACAGCACGGACAGCACCAGTCCCGTGGTCGTGATCGAGGACTGCTTGGGCTTCGGTGCACTTGGTTCGACAGAGCGCACAGTTTCCCGATTGCGCTTGCAGTAGTTGCAGTCGCACATCGCTTACCTCCTTAGTCTTGAGTCGCCTCATTGGCCTAGCTCCTGTAGTTCTTTGCGAGCCGCAGCAACGCGGGTCTTGAGTCGAGTAGCAGCGTCACGCCAGTCACCGAAGTCTTGACTAAACATGTTGGTGAAGTTCAGCAGTTCGGCATGACGATCAACACGCAGCCACAGTAGGCAGGCCTGCTCGACCATGCGGTCGTTGGCCTCATCTCCGTACTTACCGATATACGCATTGCGTACTTGAACAAACGCATCTGCGTTGTTGCTGATCCCATCAAGGTATTCAGCAGCAGCTACTTCACCGAGACGGGGTACGCCCGGTATGTTGTCCGCAGCATCACCTGCAATCATCTGGTGCCAGAACCACTTGTGTCCGTACACCTTGTCGTCAGGCCCGATGACTTCCCACGAACCGAATGGTACATCGACAGTCTGGTTCGTCAGCCATATCACATGCCTGCCCGGAAGCATACGCATGTCCTTGTCGGCTGTACTTATAACTGCCAGCTTACCACTCTGAGCCGCCGCGTGAGCAACGTATGCAATACCGTCATCAGCTTCTCGCGTATCCCAAACCTTGGGAGTAAAGAACGGCCCATCATAATTCTCCATGTACTCGCGGAGCATAGCCCAATTGCGTGGCTTGCGTCCGCTGTTGCGCTGCCCTTGGTACGGCTTGACCGTGGCAGCGAGGAACCTCTCACCCTTCGTTGACGTTGGGTGCGTGAGGTGCATGATGACGGACGTTGCGCCCGATGCGTGCTTGACTGCACTGAGCTTCGACAACAGGTTCCGCCTCGCAAGGCCGGGATCGCAGTCGTCGTTACCAGCACAGTAGTACGCGCAGTAGTCTCCGTCCACATGTGCAACCAGCCCCGGTTGTGGGGCTGGTGCAGCAGTGAATGGCATCGGGTTCGCAGCCGCCGCTTGTGCGACAATGGCTGCGTAATCCATTAGGCTACGCCGTCCAGTGCGTCGGGTTCCTGCGGTGCAGTCTCCGCGTTGGCAACGTCACCGACAGCAGCGTCGAGGTCAGCAGTGTCCTGCGCCGTGGTGTTACCACATGCGTAGTCATAGATCGGCAGACCCTTGAAGTTCAGCGCCTTGCGAATCTTCTCTTGGATCACGTTCTTGCTACGTGCTGGACTGATCTCGTTACCCTTGTCATCCTTGCGTGCTTCGTACTCGCCGGGAATGTACAACGCATCCCACATCTCTGGCGTTGCGAAGTCCCACAGGAACAACTTGATCTCGGTCAGCGGCGGATCAACCTTCACCTCGTACTCGTCACCCGTCTCCGGGTTGACAGCAAAGGGCTTGCGAATGTTACGCAGGTTGGCGTACGTCTGTTCCTTACCATCGACCGTCTTCTTTACATGCTCGATCTCAGCAACGAATGCGTTGCCCAGCAACTCAGCAACGTGAGTAGCTTTGCCTTCCCAATTCAATTGGGCGAACAGCTTGGGCCAGTTGGATTGGCTGGTGTATGAGAGCTTGATGCGCTCGGTCAAACGGATAGGGAACTTGCCGTTGTCCGTTTCGATTGGCTGATGCTTCGGGCCGCTGGCCTCAAAGATCAACTCGGCGGTGTCCTTGATTTTCTTCTGGCCCTGCCACGTTGACTCAACCTTACCCGTCTCCAAGTAACCGACCAGACGCAGACGAACGAACCCAGCAGCAGGCAACTCGCGCCCACCACCTTGCGTCACTTCCGTCATGTCCTTGCCCTTGGCCTTGACCTGAGCAACCATATCCTTTACGTTAAAACCTGCCATGTTTATTCCTTCTCAAATGATGGGACGTATCCCGCTATGTAATTGTCACGCACCCATGTGCGGAACGATTGGACTTGCAGCTTGAATCCGTCAGGCATCGAGTTCTCCTCGATCATGCTGCTACCTGACTTAGTTTCCGTAGGTACCGGAACTGGTATCGTCCACTTGAATTGATACTCCATCAAGGTGGACGCCTCATCCATGCAGGCATGGAGCAGGGCCGCAGCCCGCACCTCCGCACCCGCTGCGCTGTCAGCATACAACGCATCGTGGACTTGGTTGACTAGCACGGCGTCACCGCCGAAGTTCTCGTGTGCATAGAACGCACGGATCGCAAGCCACATTGCAGCCTTGGCCCACTCACCACCCGTACCTTGCACGATGTAGTTCTTAATCTCTGTCGGGCTGAACGATGTGTTCGCGCCGCCCTTGTTCTGTCGGATCAACCATGCAGGTGCAGGCTTCTCGACGTAGCTGTACATCTTTCCATCCGGTGTCATGTAGTGTGACCGACCAAGCTGGCAGGTAACACCGGGTAACTCTGGATGCTGTACGAAGTGCGACGTAGGCCTACGGTTGCGCTTGATGAGGTCGGTCAGTGCTTCGTAGAATGGTTCGATCTCCGGGTAGCGTGTGGCCTCAGCCAGCACCAGTGCCTCCACGTCCTCGGTACTCATTCCCGTTGACTCCACGATCTTCGCCACT